GTAGCTTGAGTAGTAGCTGTAGAGGCAGAACTTGATGCTGATGTTGCACTGTTCTGTGCGTCAGTTACAGCACCCGCAAGGTCAGTTGTTTGACCTAGCTTGCTTACTAACGTTGCCATGTTGCCTGAAGATGCGCTAAGGTTTTTTACCTCAGACACTGCACCCGCAACAGTTCCTATCTCAGCTTTAAAAGTAGAGTCAGCAACAGTCTCAATGTCAGTTTTATATTCAGGACTAGTAGCAGTCTCCACCTTTAGCTTATAAGCACCTTCTGCTAGAGCCTCTACCTTTTGCTTGTAGTTAGTCTCAGCAACAGTTTCGATAACGCCTTTATAACTGGCAGCAGCTAAAGTATTGATGTCTTGTTCTAATGAAGCAACAGTTCTTACATCATTAATATCGTCAGCTACATCTTCTATCTTATCTAGGTTATCACCTGTAGTAAGTGTGTTTATCTGATTAAGTTTACCGTGAACATCTACAACCTTTTGATCTATGTTAGCAACAGCAGTAACTTTATCGTCTATGTCAGCTACTTTAGTAATATCAGCAGACACCATATTTGAAACAGTTGAAATTGCAGGAGCAACACCCGCTAGTGTTCCTATTTCAGATGCTTTACCCGCTACAGTTCCAATATCATTTAAGACAGATGTTGGTGATAGCGTATCAATTTCATTAAGCTTAAGAGAAACAGCTTCTACTTCTGAAAGCTTGTCGGACACATTACTTACTTTAACTATGTCATCAGATACTTTCTTAATCTTAGAGTTGTTTCCAAAAGCTAAGTCAGTACCTACAGTTTGTACTTGAGTGTTATTAGCTGCGCTAGAAGCTGTAGTAGCACTATCCGCTGCTGTCTCTGCATAGTGTTTAGCAGATAGTTGTCCAGATGTGCCTGAGCTTGTAGTAAACGGAGTATCCTTAGCGGTGTCTGCATATTTCTGTGCGTCATCTCTTGCATCTTTAGCTTCGTCTTTGTAATCACCAGCTGCTTGTGAATTTTGTACAGCACCTGCCGCAGACTGTGCAGCAGCTTGTTGACTTGCAGCAGCGTTAGCTTCAGAGGCAGTTACAGAAGAACTGAAAGAACCATCAAAAGTTTCTGATACCAAGACATCTGTATCTGAGCTTAGGTTTAGTAATATAACATCACCACCAGATAAGAAGTAATCTCCTTTAGTAGGAATGTCTGCTAAGGTCGATGCTTCAACTAACTTAACACCGTTAAGGTATAACGATGAGTGTGTTTTAAAAGCAGTGTCTGCAAATTTAGTTTTACCAGCTGAGTGTGCATCATTAACGACTTGTAAGAAGCCAACCATGTTGACTCTTTGGTATGCCTTTTTAACTTTAGCAGGAGCTGTTGCTTGCCACTCTGTACCACTCCAAACCTGTAAGGTATTTGTGGAAGAACTAGTGTCATACCACAACGCACCAGTGTTTACAATATTGGCTGCATCAGAGGTAGGATCAGTACCCTGTGAGTAATAAAAACTCTCTCTACCTATAGTAGTCTCTTCACTTTTGTCATAGGCTTCTTGAGCCATGTTAAAGAGTTGGGTTGAATCCAAATCTAAAGTTTCAGAAGTAAGTAGAGAACCATCTACAAAGTCTACTAACCTACCATCGTGTTTTGTTTCTCGGTATATCCTTATAGGATCACCATTGTTAGGCAGCGTCTGAAATCTAACCTTAGCAACATTGGAGCTATCTACAGTTAGTGTATAACCGCTTGTTAATATTGTTGATCCCACCTTGACTTTAATGTCAGTGCTGCCCCTACCTGATATAGGTGTCGGGGCTATGAAATCAGACGTATTAGAGTGTGTACTAGAGTTCCACACGTATGTCTTAATTGAGTTTGCCATTTATTTATCCTGTTATTCGCCTGTTAATGGGTTGTTGCCCCTATTGGTGGAGTCTCCCTGCTGTAAACGAAATTCGTATTCAGCTTTATTTTCTACTAGTCCTGCTAATCTTGGGTCTTGCTCAATAACATTATCAAGTGCAGAGTTACGTGCTTCGTTAAGTATCCTTTTAGTTTCTGTTACTCGCTCTCCATGAGTGTAAGAATTTAAAGGACTACCTAACTCTTGTTTATTCCCTCTTGCATAATACAAAAGGTCTTGTATCAAGAAATCATCTTTTGCCATTTCAAACATCATGGCATTAAACAAAGGCATTTCTTTACCGTCATAATCTACCTTAATCATTCTTAAATCTTGATTAGGGAAACGATCATCTCTTGTCTTTTGACGAGTAAAGTTACCAAAGCGTAACTCTTCAAGTTTAGCTAAATAGTCTAATACTTCCATATGCTCAGGACTTCTGCCCTGTGCTAAATCCTCTGGCAACGCTGCACCAAACCCTGTGATTTGAGCATAGGATACTTCCCTTGACATAGGGAAACCTAACGCATCAAAACGTAAAGGTAGGTTGGCGTTGTAAGGATCAATAGTAGCTATTACTTTTTCTGTTATAGTTTTCGGCTGGGTTAATGGAGCGTCACCAAAGAAAGCTTCTTGAGTTTTTCTAAATGTACTCGGAACGACAGCTAAACCTTTCTTAGCTACAAGTCCCCAAGCCAAGTCCCAAGCTTTCTCTTTATCTTCTCCGTCTGGACTTTCCATCAAGCCCGCTGCTCTTGTTACAGTTCCTACCGTATCTGTTACACCCTGCGTTAGTGCAGAGTCACGGATAGCTGATAAGGCTGTAGCAAAACCAACACCAATGGCTGCTTTCACTTCATCAGGTAAATAACCTTCTGGGGTGTTGACCCCGCTGATAGCATCTAAGTTAGATTGCTCTTGAAAATCCATATAACCATCAAGCGCGTTTACAACAATCGTTGTAGGAATCCTTAACGGTTCCCACCTAGCGAACGATACTTCTTTACCCCCTTCAAAGAAGAAAGGGTCTTTAATGGTGAGTGGACGCATTGTTGACTTGTTCTTCTCACCTGTCATTGTGTAATCTTTATTAGGGCTTCCTGCGATAGAACCTTCTGCGTACTTAGACATAACGTATAGCATCCAAGCATAAGCAAACCCTGCTTCTGTTCTAGCTCTGGCTTGTCTTGATGCACCGTTAACACCCGCAAGATCATTCCTGAACTGAGGTAGTAACTGGTTTACTGCTGGAGTTAAACGTAAAGACTCATGGAATAGCCACGCTGGAGTACGGAAGAAGTAGTTACCCATAACTTTAGACCAAGCTCTGTGCCTAGTCCAGTTCTCATAACCCGCTGCTGCCTTCTCTGCTATGTTACCATCCTTGTTAAAGTCTCTCTTATATAAAAGAGTCTGTACTGCGTCTAACGCCTCTTCACCAAGTTTAGCTATCTTGTCAGCTTCCTTAATCATTTGTTCAGCTAACTGTTTGCCTTCTGGTGTGCCTTCTTTGAGAAGGTTGTTTGCGTTATCACGTAGCTCTTTTACAGTTACAGTATCGTTAAGGGTTTTAAATGCACCCTCTCCATACTTATCTACTTTTTCTTTTACATACGCATTAAGCTTTTCACCTTTAAGTCCCTTACGAGTACCAGCTTCATAAATAGGTTTTAGTTTAGCTTCCGTAATTGAGAAGTCGTAGCCTTTATTAATCTCAGCTTCGATGTTATCATCAATGTACTTTTCTAACTTCTTACCCTTAAGACCTTTCTTCAATCCTTCATCGACTAGCCTGTCCATGCCGTCTGCTGTCAGTGCAGCTACAGCGGCTATCTCTTGGTTGAACGCATCAGAAGCAGCTACTAACCTTGGGAATGTTCTAAGGTGTTTTGCAGCGACTGCTGATCCAAAGATGGTATCAATCTTAACACCACCATCGAGAAATCTTGCAGTGTCTCGTGTAAGGAATGTTTGTTCAAAGTCTGACGAAGCTCTAGCTGATTTCCATGCAGCTGCAACAGCTCCTTTCATTTGAGCATAGATACGTAAATTCTTCTTCCATGCCATTCTGTTAAGAGGGTCAGATATAATAGTGTCTAGCATTGGGTAGAAAGCTACCTTCATTGCTGGGAACACTGTGTTAAAGATAAATGTAGAGGGACTAAAGACACCTGAGATAGAAGCTTCTAGGAACTTATCCCAGCCTGTACTTTCAGGTTTTACACCCGCTGTACGCTTAAGGTGCATTGCTTCAAGCTTTTCTATAGTTTCGTTAAACTCTGGGTCTTTATCTCTTTGTAAACGTAGCTCGTTAGCTTTATCAAAACCACCTTCAGGTAGCGCATGGGCTTCGTCAATCTTAGCTTCATACTTATCTAAGATTCTTTGTAACTTTCTATTAAGAACTTTTTCATGTGCATCATCAACCATAGCCTCATAGTTAAAATCTTCACCAGCCTCAGTTGCTAATTTCTGTCGGTAAGTCATAAACTGTTTAATTTCGTTTAGCTCTCTACCTGTATAAGCATTAGCGTGATCCTTAAGCTGTGCCGTGGCGTTAATAACATCGTAAGCCTTAGTCAGATCATTTTGTAAAATTGTTCTTTCTTGGTCTGTAATGTTTTTAGTTAATAGACCTTCAATAATATCAACATCAGCTCCAGCAAGTTCATTAGCTGCGTTTATCTGTTTTAATACTTCTTCGTATTCTTTAGGAGTGTAACGCTCAGTTTCAAAATCATTTAAGTATCTTGCCAAAGAATCTTGAGGGTCTCTCTTCATCTCTGAAAAGATTGTATGAGCGTGTACAAACATATTAGGACTAATACGTGCTTTAGGTGGACGAGGATCAGAGGTGTCTTTAACTTTAGGCTCTTCTTTCTTAACTACCTTCTTACGCATTGTCTTAGGCTTGTTGTACGTAACTTCTACTTCTGTATCACCAAACTTAGCCTTAGCTTTAATGTTTGCTCTTATCTGTGCTGCCTGACCATCAATGTCTTTAACACCAGCATCTTCTAAGAACTTTCTGTACTCTTTATAATACTTACTTTTATTCTTACTTCCCATTTGGTAAAGTGTACGCGCTATGTCATCCCCAAAGATTAAGTCTATACTTTGATCTCCGTAGTTATAACGTGGCTGTGCACCTCGTAACCCAGCAGGAAGTTTAGGAGCAATAAAGGCTACTGTTTCATAACCGCTCTCTTCTGCGTTAGCTCTATCCACTTGATCCTTAACAAGCTTATCAATTTCAGCTGGAGTTAGGTCATCATCTACAGCTCTAGTAATTAAGGTCTCAGCTTCAGCTTTAGCATCAGCTAGTTTCTTTTCAGCTATGATTTGTTTTTGAACCGCTGCCTTTTCTTGTTTGATTTTCTCTGCTGCTATTTTAGGCTCATAGTATTTACTAGCTATTTTACTAACGCCCATATCTAAGGCAGTACCTACCGCTGCACCGCCAACAAGACCAAACGATCCCATTATTAATGTACGTGATACGTCATACTCTTCTTGTGCTCCAGCATCTATACGTACATCTTGCATCATGTTATCGGATGCCATAGCGTGTGCTGCTGTTTCAAAACCAGCAAGTGCTGCTGTTCTTTTCCGAGCTGAGTTAAGACCAACTTTAGATGCAGCATTGACAGTAGAAGCTGTAGCTTTTTTAAGAGACGCTTTAATTGTTTCTCTTGTAGCTGTCTTCATTGCTAACTTAGCAGCTTGTCCTGCAACCGCAGTCCCACCTAATGTTGCCAAACCTATAAGGTTAGTTACATCTGTAACAGACTCCCACGCAGCATCACCAAAAGTGTGCCAACTAGAGTTCGTTGCATCGTACTGATCTAGCATATAAATAAAAGCTTCTTTAGTTTGTTGGTCAGCCTTTAGTACCCTAGCAGAGTCTATGGTCATATCGCCTATGTTGTAATTGAACCCTGCCATCTGCTGTAAGCCGTAATCTGCCAGCTTCTCTCTATAGGTAGAGCCTTCGTATCCTTCTAGCTCCTTGTCCCCTTTTTGTGGGACATAACCATAAGTCATCTCAAAGAAGTGCTGAGAGGCACGTATCCAATCATCTTTCATATGGAGGTCGTGCCAATCAACATCCTGTTCGACAGCAGCGTAAGGTGTGTAACCTTGTTGTGCTGTTTCTTCAGGCTCTTGTGTTTGCTCTTGTGAGTTGTTAGAGAGAGCGCGTAGCTTAGAGATCGCATCTAGCTCTGGCTTATCTTCTTTCTTCTCAGATAAAGCGCGTAGCCGTTCGATTGCATCATCTGCCATGTGTAGCTCCTATATTAAGTTATCTATTCTTTACTTCCTCTACAGCTTCTAAAAGCTCTTCAGATAGAATGACCCTAGGATCGCTTTCCATTTTCTTAAGTAAAGACTTTATCTTTTTGTTGTCACGTTTGCCTAACATACCGCCACGATCATTGTAGTCCATCTGTTGCTCGATAAGTGGTATAGCTTCATCTATAATAGGCTGCATTAGTGCGCCTACCTGAGACTCAGATAATTTATTAAACGTGTGCCAATATTCTTTATACTGCTTACTTCTTTTGTTCTGTGTATTAGAAGGGTCTAGCTCAGCTTCTACCATATAGGTTATAGCTTCCATAGCTGAGTTAAGGTCATAGCCAGCTTCCTCAAGAGTAGGCATTAAGTTGTCTATCTCTTCTTGTCGCTGTGCTTCTGCCTCTGCTTCCGCAGCTGCTGCCGCTTCCTCGACTAGGCGGGCTGCTTCGAGATCAGCCTCAGTTACTTCTCCTTCTGGAATCTCGTTACCTAGTGCTACGAACTCATCCCTAAACGCTTGGTCATCTTTATTAGCTTCCCATAACTCTAGTATCTCGTTACGGTTAGTGTCTCTAGGGTCATCAACACCATCACTGCCTACAGGATCACCATTAACATCTACCTCACCTTTGCCTGAGCTTTTCTGAAGTAAACGCTGGTCAATAGCGGCTTGTAAGTCAGCTTGTGCTAACTTAGCCACTTGCTTCTTCTGTACGTTATTTAAGACACCCCACTTATTGTCAACCTTAGCATCATAATAATGTTGCTCGTAGGCTTCTCTATGAAGGTCTGACATTTCTAACTGGAAAGCACTTCGTCTTGATTCGTTATTCTTCCCAGCGGCTCTGTCTATGTTACCTTGTATAAGAACAGTAGCTTTACTAGAAGCAGACTCAGAACCACCCGCAGTGTAGAAACGCAAGGTATCAATACCAACAAGGTTAGCATCCATGTTAAGCACTAACGCTTTAGCATCACCTTCAATAAACATTCCGTTAATCCCTTCAACATATGTATTAAGTCCTGCCTTATCTAAAGGTATCTGCTTGCCGTTGTGTAGTACATCGTTACCTTCTAAATCTTTTAACACAGGGTTCTCTGAACCTTGTTGAGCGTAAATAGAATACTCTAACTGATCTTGAAATATATCAGCATTTATTGATGACTTAGAACTACTAATAGACAGCTGCTCGTTCCACTTCTTAAGTGTTTCTTTTTCAGTGAAGGTGAGCGGAGGGCTACCTAAAGGGTCAGCATCGTATGCGTCTTGTTTTTCCTGTAGTGTGCCATCTTGAGCGTCTGTTTCAGCTTGTATAGAGTCTAAGGAAGATTGTGTAATTATATCACGTTTAGCTTTATCTTTCTCAGCGTCTAATTGATCTACTAATTCAATACGAGCTTGTTGTAGGAAATATAGAGAAGCTTCATCTTGATACTCAGCTGGTACATTCTCAAGGAGGTAAGGGTTCTTAGTCGCTTTAGCAGCAGCTATGATACTTTCTCTTGTGAACTTTTTAGCAAAGTAAGGGTCTACTGTAACACCTGCTTCTGTTTTAAATTCTTTGATGTGTTTTTCAGTATCTGCCCAGACATCTATCGCTATGCTTTTTCTTAGGCTTACTTCCTTTGTAGGGTCAAAAGCATCTGACTCTTTTAACGTTGTAAACTCTGCGTGACGTTCTGTTACAATCTTAGCTACACCGCCTTTAAAGTTATCTTCTACTTTCTTTTCGTTATGGGCAGTTGTAGCCTTAGCCGCAGTGTTCTGTACTCGTTGAGTTATTTTAGTCCAACCCTGATTGTAGCCCATTAATTCATGTGCATCTAAACCGCTTATAACTTCTACACCGTCATAGTAACTTTCCATGTGGGTTGTTAACTTAGCGGGGTCTAATAATGCATCTGCTGGAACACTAGCTTCTGCTAGTAACCCTTGACGCTCCGCTCTTGCAAGCCCGACATCCCGCTTAACTTTTGTTTGGAATCGTAAAGGCAGTTCATGGAACTTATCTGTACCGTATACAGGGTTGCCTAATGTATCCTCTTGAATCTCAGCTGCTGTAATATCTGCAAGCTCTGATTGGAGTTGCCTAACACGCTCTTCACTTTGTTTAGCTTCTGATTGTAAGTAACTACCGCCTAGTGAAGCAAGAGACTCAAGAGCCTTCGCTGTTTGCATCTTACCACTACGAGCAAGCTTCTGCTCTGCTGATTCAGATTGCACAAACGTATCTACTTGTTGCGCTCTCTTCTCGTATTGTTTGGTTTGGACAGCACGAGCAAAGTCAACTGTTTCTGCTAATGATTTACTCATTTATCCCCCTTTGGTTTCGGGACTGGTTTATTTTTCTGTATGGTTGAGTAGTTAGCACCAGCCGCTAGACCCGTTTGAGCACCTTGCGACACAGCTCCTAATATATCACCAAACCCTACACCAGCACCTTGTGATACTGAGTTGATTCTTGAGGTATGTGTGGACTGTGCTCCTAGACGCTGTTCGTTTAGCTGTGCTACTTCTCTTCCTAAGTTTTGTGTTAGCATAGTATTGGCTTCTAAGCCGCGTCTTACAATGTTCTCTTGCGCTGCTACTGTACTATTTCCTTGTGCTCCTGACTCACCACCAGCTACTACAGCTCGTGCCAATAACTCTCGTGATTGTAAATCATTAGCTACTTGTTCTTGGGCAGCAGCCTCTTGTGCTTGAGACTCCTGTAAATTAATTTGTCTATCGGCATCCATCTTAGCTTGATTAGATGCTCTTACGTTTTCTTCGTATGCTGCGTCTTGTGCATCACTGGCGGCTTGCTTTGCCATAATACCACCAGCAGCACTCATTATACCTAGTGTAATTGATACTGGTTCACACATTCTCTTTAATCCTCACAAATTGGTAGAAAGGTTGCCTCCCTACACCGTGTTCTTTTATTAAATCAATAAACTGGAAGCCGAGTGATTTTAACCATCTCTTCGACACTGTATTATCAGCGTGTACGTAGTTAAGCAGGAGCGGGTAGTCGTTGTTAATCTTCTCTACCCACTCTATTGCTTGTGGTATAAATTCTTTCTTAGTGTCTATTAACTTGTCTGTCCCTAGTAACCAAGGACTACCAAAGGCTTTACAATCTGCCACACCAAACATTCCCACAATACTTCCATCTTCATGGATTATAGAGTGACACTCTTTGGAAGCTTTAAAACTAGCTTGAAGTGACCTTAAAGGGTTCAGTCCATTACTAGCCATAACTTCGTTAGTGTCTTGTTCTCTCATAAAAGGAGCCATCTCTCGACAGTCTCCCCAGTTTGCGGGTCTGTAGTGGTGTGTCATAATTATAGTCTCTGGTTTCTAAGTGTGACAAACCCTTCCCATTCTGCGCTTTGGAAAGTGCTGGGTAGGTGTGTGTCATTGGTTATTGTAATGTTTGTTTTATCTGCTTGTGATTGTATACCTACAGGGAACGAACCCTCTGGTACAACCGTAGCTGTTCCAAGTATGTTATCTTCTTGTCCTAACAAGCGTCCAGTAAATGTAGACACTGTTGGGTCTCTACCTACAGAATCAACAGTAACTTTAAAAGTACCTGTATTACTGTAGTTAAAGGCAAGTTTACGTAACTGGAATCTAGCTAACTTAGTAGAATCACCCTGAACAGGCTTAAAGACTTGCTCAGATAGTTGATACTTAAATGTGTAAGGTTCGCCAAAGATAAGAGTCTTACTGTCGTTTAAGCTGTTTAGTATTTTATTAAGGTTGGCTGCGTCTTGCGCTAGACCTAAGTTTATACCTTCCTCTGTAATAACCACCATTCTATTTGTTAGATGGGCAGCAACATTAGTAGGTAAGGCAGTGTAGGTAGCATCAGTTGGTACAACCGTAAGCTGATTATCCAATAATACTGGGGAAACAATTTCAGACAGTTCCATCTTTTCATAGCTACCATCTTCAAAAGTAAAGAAGAGGTCAGCGTTATTAAAAGCCACGCTGGCTATGTTTTTAGGAATAAGATTACCAGAGGCTACTTTACCATTGTGGAATGCCCATTTAGACCAAGAGCTTTGTAATCTTTCTTGGGATGAGTTGTACCACTTGTAAACGTAACACTCATTCTTGTTGGTGTCACTTAAGACTATAAGCATATCTTTATTCGAGGATGCTTGTATATCTCGTATGCCTCCTTGAATATAAGAGGGAACATGAGAGGTAATCTCTACTGCATCTTTAATTTCTGTATCATCTCTTGTGAAGAACTCTCGTACTCCTGCAAAGCCACCTGATTTAGTAGCAAAGAATACACTGTTACCAGCACCAACAGGAGGGGCTGTGAGGTCACACTCATACTTAGTAGATTGATCTACCGTTACTTCCGCTGGTGTTAATAACTGGGAAGCAGATAGAGTAAACTGGTTAAGGTTAGAGAATAACAATAAGTTATCCTGAATAGGTACAGCAGCTTTAAGTTCCGATACTTCGTTCTGGCTGACTGCTACATCAATAGGATCAGAGTCTAGCAGCGTACGTACTGTTGTACGCCAGAAGTTGTAGTAACCACTAGCTTCACTAAAGATTACATTCTCTCCTGCAAGAACACCTAATCTGTTTCTGTGGAAGAATATGTCTGATATTGTACTACCAACAAAACTAGGAGTAGGGTTAGTGTTATCATCACCAGCCTTACGCTCGTCCCATTCACCTTGTGCAAAGCTAAAACTAAGGTCAGCGTTTTGTTTTAGGGTGTGTGGCATTGTGGCTAGATCGTAGTAATTCTTTAAGTTGTACGCTACAGTTTCTTTCCAAAATCCAGAGCCAGTATCACCTTCAAAGACAACATGAAAGTCATCTTCTTTCTTCTGGTTATCTCCTACGACACCTAATCTAAAACCTTTCTCACATTGGTTAGGTAAGTCTGTAAATGATTTAGCGTTACCTTTAAATGCTTTAAGGTTCACACCACCGTCATCATCTGTAACTTCAATATTAAAGTCACGTATATTGCCTGAATCATTAGGGGTGTTAATAATAAAGTAAGGTTGGTTGTTACCTGTAGAAACTGATTGGGGTGAAACAAAGCCGTGAATAGTGGCATTAGCTGGTGTATAAACAACTTTGCCCTCAGGTCTCAATTGTATCGGATTTGAACCAAATGATCCCATATATCCATGAATTTGTACTACATAATATGGTAATCTAATCGTGGTGCTGTTAACTATCTCCCAACCGTTAGGTTGAACATATTGGCTGCTAAAATTAGTTCTGTAAGGTACTGTAGCTCCGCCAACTTGAACAACATATTTACCAGCCTCAGCGTTTGAGGTTGTCAGATTCATAGATGCAGGGACAGTGACATCAAACGCATTAATGCCCTGCCCAACAGCATTAACCTGTTGGAAATGTTTTAAAACTGCGCTTCCTAAGTCAGCTTCTACCTCTTCCCGTAAACTCGTATTACCATTTTTTGTCCTTGATATAACACTAGATACCTTTAGAGCTTCTGAGTTTGTTGTATCATCATTGCCGCTACTTGTAGTAATCTGTTTAACTGTTAGATGATACCCATCTGCTGTTTGAGGATTTCCGTTGCCATCGTTTAGTTCTTTAGAGGTCACTTTAACCATGTAGTTTCTGGCGTAGTTAACACTCTTAAGATAAACCAAAGCTTGGTTAAGATCGTTAGCTGGGTTTATAACGTCACTCATTGCTACTGTTTGTTTCTTATTGACAATAAACGTAGCGTCAGCCACAGAGGTTGTAGCTACTTCTTTAAGATCGTTTGGTAGGTAATCTATGTTGTCGGTGTTAGGTGCTATCTGAATACCGTCTTCGTTCCAACTAGCTACACCCGATTCATACCGCAAGTTACCTTTAATGTCATACACGTATATCTTTTTAGTGTGTGATCCTGAAAGATCAGGGGCAGGGGCTTGGTATGCAAAGGTGTTATTAATTTTTAAACTGGAAAAATGAATATCTGTGCTTGACACTTTAATGTTAAAGGATCGGTTAAAACTTACAGCAGGGACTGATATAGTATTGAGACCCAGTGTAAGAGCAATAGCACCAGAGAAAAACCACTGACCATTAGCATTTGTTCTACCTATCTGATAAAACGTCCCACCTCCTGTCGGTAAGGATGTGATATTTATCTCTACTGTCTGTGCTGCTTGACTAGCAGTACCAGCGGAAGGGGATGTTACAAGCATTACTCTGGGGTATGCTGAACCACCAAGGGGTGAAAATGAAGAGTGTGTTCCTGTTGTTGAATGTGTAACTGGGGCTGTATAACCAGCCACAGGGACAGAAGTCATAACAACTTGGTATTGTTCTTCATCACTTCTTTTGTATGTGTGGAAGAAAGCTGTAGACAGCTCTGTTTCAGTTAAGTGTGTGCCGCTAATAGGGTTTCCCGATCTTAACTTGTTTTCAAACTTTGTAGGTGGGCGTTTCTTAAGACCATCAACCACATCTGAGAAACCGTTTTCCTGTACTTCTCCCTGACTCTCTAATCGTAGAGCTGCGGGTTGTTGGCTAACCCCGTTAATGAGGTTAGGTATGCTTTTAGAAACTAGAGCCATTACGTATCACCTTTGTTCCAATAGAACGATCAAGGACACTGGCTGTGCCGTAATCGTCAAATATGTTATAGTCACCGTTGTCCCCTTCCATCTCTCTCAGGGCAAACAAGGCTTCTTGTTCGTCATTCCTGTTCATAGTGGATAGGGTATCACTCCCTACAACTCTCTCTTGAAAGATGCGGGCTGATTTAACAGTGATGTATCGTCTCGCCACTTCGGGCAAGTCCGTAAAATCTAATAAGACAACCACATCAAAGGATAGGTCTTTGCCTATATTAAAGGTGTGTTGTCGTTTGTCGTATATTCTGCTACCACGTTGAATGTACTCATTCTCAGTGCTTCTGTACTTTGATGTAGAATCAGCTCTAAGGATATTCTGTGGAAGATTGATATTGCCATCTGAGTCAGCAATAATAGGATAATTTAGTTCGGTGTTGAAGTTCCAGCCTTGAGCTTGAATACTTCTTGAAACTTCATTGAGTATAGTCTCAGCAGTTTCAGCATCTACAAGACCAGAACTCAAAGAGTTAACTGGAGCTTCACCGATAGTAGAAAGCATTGAGTTTACTGCTTCTATTTTAGATGTAGGAGTTGTCATATTTACCTCAATGAAAAAATAAAGAGAAACACCCCCGAAGGGGTGCTCTCATAAAATGTTACTATACTAGTGAGATAGCAGCCTTACCACGTAGAACATTGTGTCCCATCGCGTATTTAGCAACCATCAAAGTACCTTGACGTTCGATCTGATATTCAGACTCAACACCTAGGTCTAGTAGCTTAACAGTAGCCGCAGCATCTTTAGTAAAGATCATACCTTTAACTGCACGAGCCGCTGTATAAGAAGCGTTACCTGAACCGCCATTAGCAGCAGTGATTGGAGCTGGAGTTGTAGCAGCAGTGCCAGCAGGAAGGTGGTTAGACATATAAATCTTAACACCGCCTACAGTTGGAACATTACCGCCAGCAATACTACCGTTACCACCGAAGTCTCGGTCAATAGCGTTAGAGTTAGTACCCATCAATGCGTAGTACGTAGCTGGGTTAAGTACACAATACTTTTCACCAGATACATCAGCAGCATCGAACTGCTCTAGAGAGGCAATGATTGCATTAACAATCATTTGTCCTTCTGTTTCATTTGTACCAGCAGTAGCAATAGTTTTGCGACCAGCGTTAGCTGCCCAGTAACCAGCCTGATCTCCACCAGTAGATAGCTCAGAAGCTTTCTGAATAGTGGTGAAGATGTTTTTATCAGCAGCGTTAGCTAGAGCGTTGCCCATTTCTGATGAGTAGATAGAACGCACATCGTAGTGGTTCATTGCTTCATCAATCTTAGGTACGAACACTGAGCTTACCAATAGGTCATCTACAGTTACAGTGATCTCGCTGTGGCTTACACTGTCACCATAAATGGTTTGACCAGCTTTTTGGTATGCAGCAGTCGCTGTGCCAACACTTGGGAACTGCGCGCTCTTACCATTTGAGATGGTGCGGGTTCTGTGAAGTGGCATAGCAATGTTCTTCTCTTCAAAAGAGGTTAGAACTTCACCAGCAAATTGCTTGAGAAATAAATCTCGGTTAGTTGAGGCTACACCGTTGACAGCACCTAGACGCGAAACGCCTGTTAAATCAGTTTTTCCTGACCATGACATAATAATATACCTTTTGTTAAATGTTTAAATGAATGTTAATATTTAGTCACTTAGCACTTAATCTTTCCGCTTAGATTGTCCCCGCAGGGGTCAAAGGTAATTAATCTTGTGTTCCGTTACTTTTAAAAAAGCCCTCCGAAGAGGGCATAAAGAGACTATTGTACGTTGCTACGACTTAACTTAGTCGTAACAGACTGACGGTATGCTGGATCACTCTTGTATCGAGGGTCTCTCATAGCTTGAGTCACTTCAGACCAAGAGCTATAATTACCGCCTGATGAGGGTGCAGATTGTCCAGCGATTAAAGCTGGGTCAGACCCTTCAGCAGCTTGATACTTTGAGCGTAATCCTTCTACAGCCAGTTTGACCATACCAAGGTCTCCTGAGTCTACAGCTCGATCATAGGCTGCGATTTCAGTTTCACTGAGGTTTTCGCTTGCCCATGTAGTCATCTCACCATAAGACTCTTCTCCTCCAACTATGTTGTGGACGGAGCTTTGATAATCGTTGGCAAGAGCCTCTTGACCCTGTATCCAACTATCTACCAAATTCTTAGGGAAACCAGCATCAGCTAACTTAGAGTAAGCATCCTCTGATAATCCCCCTTGATTATACTCTTCCTGTAGTGAGTTGAAATCAACACCAGCATTTTCTACTGCTTGTTGGACATCACTACCAGAAGGTTGTTCTGTTGTTTCTTCAGTTGCAGCATCAGGCTCTTCTACATTACCTGTACTTATACCCTCTCCCATTTTTTTCTCTAAATTTGAGTAGGCTTCTGCCATCTGTTCAACATTTTTAAATTTCTCTGGCAACCAATCGGGACGCTCTTCCTTATTAGGATTATTATTAGCTTCTAATTGTTCACCTTTGGCAACCATAGCATCTACGTGCTCTTGTGATTCACCTTGTTCTTCGTGTGTATTCATGTTGTCTGTCATAATAGTCTCTTTTGGTTTTATTTGGTTTTGGTTTTATGCGTCGTTCCTTTAGAAGGTTTAGAATACTTCTTCATGTAGTCTGCGCCTCTAGTTCTCCTAGGTTGCAAGTCTGGGTCTTTCTCACTAAAGTTTCTAAGGTTAGCTTCAGCCTCGTCCCACATAGAGGAAGTTACTTGCTTCCAAAAGTTATACTCCATAGTAGCGGGCAGACCGTGATTGAAAACTACATCAACAATAGGTGTTGCCTTGTTTTTAGGAACGTGTTTGAAGCTCATACCTGTAGCTTTCATCCAAGCTTTATCAATACGCTCCATCGTAGACTTCTTAGCCCACTGGTCTATCGTATTCGCCTCTCCCTCAGTTAAACTTAACTCAGCTGCTTTCTGTATAGCTGCGTCTTTTTTTAAACCTAGGAAAGGTTCGAGCTTGGTTACTAACTCTTCAGGTAAGCCTTTTAAAGATTCCTTGGTGCGACTACCCAGATCAAAACCAGACGCTACTGTAACACCTGAGTGTCCTTTAGCTGTTCCGTCTTTATTCATAGGCACGTAACCAGTTGTCTCAAAACCTTCGTTAGCTTTAATGAAATCCCAATCAACATTATCAAAAGCAATTTGTGGACTAGCCAGTGCATATGCAATGGTGGCTGTTTGTAAAGCTGTTGCCATTACTATTCCTCCATTGCTGCCTGTTGAGCCATATCAGTAGCACCCTTAATAGCAGGGGATATACCCTTCTCTGCCATTTGCATCATCTGTTGCTGCTGCATCATCTGCTGCTGCTGTTGTTGCTCTTCCATCTTTTGCTCTTCAGACTTAACTAGTCCTTGAGTATCGATACCAAGAGAAGCACCAAGACGATCTAGGTAGTCACTGATGTTTAACTCACTAGCAATGACTTCATTACCTAGTGGCTGTAACATTTGTAAGAACTGACTTAGTTTGTTTAAGTCCTGACCACGACCAAGAGCTTCAAGACCAGTTACGATCTGTGGCTTGAGTGTGTCTTTAGGGAACTTAGGCATCTTACCTTCCTTCTGCATCTTCGCAAGTAGGAGGTTAACTAAGGGAACTTGGAACTCTTGTGATAGTACAGAGTAGATACCACCAAGAGCAGTCTCTAGTTCTTGTGCCATGTAGCGTACTTCTTCTGCTGTTACTCTCTCAGCTTGTCGTTGAACAGAGCTGTTAAGTAAGAAGGAGTAAGCCAAGCGTTCTGATATAGTGTTCATTGTTTCTTGAGCTACGCGGAAGTCATTAAACTTCTGTGCCTGTAGCGTGGTAACATCTTCAGCAGCACCTGATATGATTGCACCGTTAGGCGCATCAGCAATGCTACGTGCTTTGGTAGTACCGTTAGGTCTAACCATAAATAAAAGTTTAGCACTAGCTGCACTTCCTTCTACAATGGCAGCCGTTAAAGACTCCAAAGATTTTAGATCACCGACAATCTCTTCGCAAAAAGATCGACCATAATCTTGTCCGTCAATAGCAATGAAACGTAAAGCCATCCAAGGTAACTTATCTTCTGTGTAAGAACCTTTGGTGCTAGGTATCACTATGTTGTGGACTTCTTGGTGTACTTCAAACTTCTTACCCACTCGCCTAACGCAAGTGTAGATGTCACATTCTTTTTTGTTAGTGTCTACTTGGTACTCAGGGTTCTCCATCAAAGCCTCTAGGACTTCTTTAGGTAACGCATCATACGCAACTGACTCTTTAACAATAATTTTAAGGAGGTTGCCCATCGTGTCACGTTGAATCACATAACGGTCTAATCTAAATACTTTCATCCCACTCTTAGGCGGCATATGTACTAAGACGTTACCGCTAACGATAAGCTGCTTTAGTGCTTCAAAAGTAGGCACACGTATAGCTTTAGATTCTACTTCCTGTGTCGCGCTTCGTTCTATACGAGCAAGTGCTTCCTCTGCTTTACCTCGTGCATCCCCACCTAGTTCCGTTAGATCAAAATCATCAATAGTTAATCGGAAGAAAGATTGGTTAGGCGGTAGCAGTGTCATCAGTAGTTTAGATGCGAGGTTGTTAACACCTCTAGCACCTACTGATTGGAAGGGGGTAGTAAACTGAGTAGTACCTGTATGTCCTTCAGGAGGCATAAGGGTAGGTATAGTTAACTCAGCACAACTACGTGCTCTTGATAAGAACGACTCACGATCTGCTGCCATGTTCTCATACGTCTTGGCTATAGATTGATCGTGCATTTTAAATTCCTTTAGTATTGTCCACCGATATTCATACCAGTGTTAATATTAGTTTTTGGTTTAGGCTTTGAAGTGGGTGCTGGTTTATTAATAGTTGTAGTAGATGTAGGAGCTTCGGGTGCGCTTGCATAATTATCAGCAAGCTTCTCTCGTGACTTTCTATCTTTACGATCATTATACATCTTAGACATAGCTGACTCTGCTAAACACATATTAAGCTCCTTTGCCAATTTTTAAACCAGTGCCAGCCACTGCGCCTTTTACCTGTGTCCCTGAAGCTCCTCTACCTAACACACCTTTTGCTCCCCTCTTTTTCTTTTTGAGGGCGGTAGCGTTTGAGTCTATAGCGTTCTCAAGTTCTGAAGGGGCTTTCTCTGGTGGAGGTGGTGGTGCAACGGTTGGTTTAGGGGCGGGTGGTTTTGGGCTTGACATACACATAATTAGATCTCTTCTGGTTGATCGTCCTCGTACAGGAGTTCCATACGATTAATGACGGATTGTTGTCCTTGTAAAAAAGCTATATCGTTGCCCGATATATCTCTACGGTTTGGTAAAGTATCTGGGAATAAACCTTTAAGATACTCAATTAATTCTTTGTTTATAAATAGATTCTTATTCATTTAGATTCTCCTATGGGGCACGTTGGAGCTATCCCAGTGATGGCGGGAGGTGCAGCCAAACATTAGAAATGATGTGGAGGCAAGTTACTACCTCCAACACCGTTATCCAAGTTCTATATTTCGCATGAACCTGACGAGCAAGCCAACTCCTGAGTTCCAGTAGTGGTGTCCTCTTTTTCATATTCACCTAACCTGTCCCAATCAATCTCTGACGGGGTTTCTCGTTTTAGTTCCATATACTTGTCCTTATCTATAGCTTCATAAGGAGCTTGAGCATACACATGGTCAGTACGTGGTAGGAAGCTAATGCCAGAACAACTGTCTAGTCGTTCCCACAGCCATTGCCCTGCTGCAAGGAACTCATCATCAGAGTAATATATAGTCACACTAGGTTTATGTTCACACCAATGCTCCTGATATATCTCCCACAAATCTAACTCCTGCTTTACATTAAGCTCACTAACACAGGTTGCACCCTTTGGTGCTTTCACAGGGAAGTCAAACACATAGTTCTCTGTGTTCATTACATCCTTCTCCCACGACACACCCGCATCTTTTAGGAAGGCAGAGATAGGGTCTTTACCATCGCTACGTACTCGTCTTATATAATAAGGAGAGAACCTTGCATGAATACCACTAGCACTGTCTACTAATTGAGACACTGTACCTGATGGCTTCACACACGTAATAGCTGTTGATTGGTTAACACCTAACTCAGCAGCAAATGCTTTGTTAGTTTGTACCGCAATCTTCTTCAGCTTCTCTAGCATATCCTTGAGTGTCACTATACTGCCCTTACCTGATAACAACTTGTGATCCATGATGCCCGTCATACTTACACCAAGTAAACATTCTTCTTCTGTGTTGTTCTTCCAGACAGAGCGTACATACCTAAAGTCTGTTAGCGTTGACTGTAGTGTTCCTAGTATTGTAGCCAGTCGTGTCTTACGCCCTAGTGATTCTTCAGTGTCATCTGCACGTACTACAATCTCAGACAAGTTACATACCTGTGCCGAGCGTAGTACAATCTCACTACAAGGGTTTGTCCCAAAGTCGTAGCCTACATCTCTTCGTCCATTTCTCTCTGCTTGTTTCTTTGCAGCAGTACGGGAGAAGATACCACGTTCACCAGCTTTAGACTTATAGAGTGCTACCCATTCTTCCAAAAAGGTTTCGTACTCTGGCTTCTCATTGTAGACGGCACTGTTGTTTGCCAAGGCTCTTTGCGTTTGTGTCTCCCACCAATTCCCAGACTTCGCATGACGCATACGATCATCAGACAAGTTAGATAGAGAAATGAGAGCAGACCTACGCACACCACCAACGACAACAATCTCAGCAACCTTACAAACAATATCATGGCATTCTATACTGGTGAGCTTTCTACCAGCAGCCCCTCTGAAGGTGGCAACAGTAAACTCGAAGAGCCTAACCAAAGGATCAGCACCACTGCTCCTACCGCCAAAAGTTTTGAGACGTTCGCCTTTCGCCCTGAGTTTTGATATATCCCAAGTAGGAATTTGACCCGAATATAAAAGACTAACAAGTTCGCGGAAAGCTTTAGCCCAGCCAATCTTACTGTCTGCCACATGGATTGTAGTTTCTGTTTCATAAAAGTCCTCACTTATAATTGGTAATTTAGCAACAGCCTGTCTCTCTACGGAGAACCCTACGCCTGTGCCACACATTAATACATATAATATCTCATCAAATACTCTGGGGTTATCGACTGCTATGTAGCTACAGTTAAACCCTGCCATGTTATCACGCTTGAGTGCCTCACCCGCTGTCATAAGACAACGCATGGATGGCATAATCTCTTGCCTGTGTATTGCATTAAACAATTCCTTAGCAAGTTTATCGTCTATCTGTCCACGCTCTAACCAGAAGTCGATGTAACGCTGAACAGTTTCTTTCCATGTCTCTCTTCTATTATCTTCTTCCCGCCATCTAGCGTAACGGGATTTGTGTATGTACTGTTGGTATGAATCCATTAACGGTTATCTCCTGAACCTTTAAGCGTGTCTTTAATCTTACGCTTGTATAGTTTGTTTAAATTATTAAATGCAATGTCACTAAGGTTCAGCCCTGCTTCATCTGTCAGCATAGCTAGATACCAGAACACATCTCCTAGTTCTGATGCTAGTTGATCTTTAAAGTTAGCTGGCTCTCCGTCTCTAATCTTTTTCTTAACCTTGCCCGCTACTTCACCAGCCTCACTTGCTAGACCCATTGTTAGATACACTAACGCTGAGTCTTTTGGAAAGATAGCTGTGGCAGCACACTTACTTTGATACCAATCAAACCCCTCAAACATCCCTGATATTTGTTCATAAGATGCTCCACCTAATTCGTTACTCATTCCCAGTTCTCCCCTTTTGTTTCTTCCATTAATTCAATCATTTTATTTAAGTACCAAACAGCTTTCTTAGCATCCTGTATAGGCTTGCCCTTGTTCCACATCCTAGCACCAGTATATTTTATTACGTTACCTTGGCAGTATGAGATAGCATCAAACTTACC